ACAATGGCGACTATTACTTTTACAGTCACTGTCGCAAGTGGCACTAATGCCTTTAGCACTGCTAATAAATTTTATATTAATGGTGAAGTAAGTCCTGTACTTTTTTTAAAAGAGGGAGATACTTATATATTTGATCAATCAGATACATCTAATGCTAATAACCCTTTTCTTTTTTCATCAACAAAAGATGGAACTAATACAACAGGTGGTGCAAATTATACAACAGGTGTAACAGTAACAGGAACAGCAGGACAGGCGGGAGCTAAAGTTACAATTATAGTTGCTCCTGTAAGAACTGTCGGCGCTCCTGTATTATTTTATTATTCTACAGCTTTAGCTGGTATGGGTAATAGTGCACAAACTACATCTCCTACTTCTGGAACTACTTCTTTTGATCCACAAATGGATGAAATTATAGAAGAAGCTTATGAGAGAACAGGAGTTTTAGGTACTAGAACAGGTTATCAATTAAGAAGTGCAAGAAGATCTTTAAATATTTTATTTCAAGAATGGGCTAATAGAGGTGTTCATTTGTGGAAAATTAAACTTGCAAAAATACCTTTGGTATTGGGACAAGCAGAATATAGCTATGCAACTGATTCACAAAATTTTCCAAATGATATTAATGAAGTATTAGAAGCTTATTATAGAAATAATTCAGACACAGCTGCACCAGTAGACGTTGCACTTACTAAAATAGATAGATCAGCTTATTCACAAACACCAAATAAATTAACAAAAGGAACACCTTCTCAATATTATGTTGATAGAAATGTAAACCCTAGTGTTTTTTTATATGCTACACCAAGTTCAAGTGTATCAAGTACAACTACTCCAAGTAATTTTCAATTTTGTTTTTACTACATGTCAAAAATTCAAGACGTAGGTGGGTACTCAAATACATCAGATATTGTAAATAGATTTTATCCATGCATGATTTCAGGACTTGCATATTATTTAAGTCAAAAAGTTTCACCAGAAATGTCTGGAGAATTAGAACGAAGATATGAAAGTGAAATGTTAAGAGCACTTGATGCAGATAACCAAGGTACATCTAGTTTTATATCACCACAAACATTTTATGGGGATGGTGTATAATGGCTGGTTACGCAAGAGGTAAATATGCTTTAGCAATTTCTGATAGATCAGGAATGCAATTTAAATATTCTGAAATGGTTAGAGAATGGAATGGTTCATTAGTTCATATTTCAGAGTTTGAAGCAAAACAACCACAACTAGATCCTAAACCTGTCGGATCAGATCCACAAGCTTTATTTAATCCACGACCTCAACCAGCTTCTAAAACTAGTTTAATTTTATTAAATAATAATCCTTTTGAAGTTATTAATTATAGTGGCAATACTTATGTAAATGTATTTTCATTAGATCATCAAAGAAAAGCTGGAAGTATAGTTAGATTAAGAGGACCAGCACAAGTAGTTTCAGCAGGACCCGGTGGAACTGATCCAGCTGACGCTTTAAACTTACAATCGTTTGCTCCTATTAATACTATTGTTGGAGTAACAGATATAGATTCAGCAAGTGGTTTTACAATTGCATTAGGTAAAATAGATGCCAATGGAACAGTTACAGGAGCTACAACTAGTGATGTTTTAACTAATCCTATAAATTATTTTTATTTTCAAAGTACTAGCACTGCATTAACAAGTGGTGTAAAAGGTGGTGGAGCAAATTGTTCAGCGGGCCCAGTAACACTTGAGGTAGTAAACGGATAATGGCATATACTTTAGAAAATTTACAAACAGATATTAGAAACTATACGGAAGTATCATCTAACGTACTTAGTGATTCAGTTTTATCTACAATTATTAAAAACGCAGAAAATAAAATTTATAGAGAAGTAGATTCTGATGAAGATAGACACTATGCAACATCAAGTTTAGTAGCCGGAAATAGATATGTAACAATTCCAGATGATTTAAGATTTATTAGATATGTACAATTAACTAATTCAAACGGAGATCAATTTTATTTAGAACAAAGAGATACAAGTTTTATGAGTGAATTTTATTCTACACCTAATTCTTCTGCTGTAGATATACCAAGATATTATGGAAATTGGGACACTGAATTTTGGCTTGTAGCTCCTACTCCAGACAAAGCTTATACAATTACATTAGGATATAATAAAGAACCTACAAGTATTACAAATACAACTCAACCAACAGCAGCTCCAGCAGCTACAAATGGAACATATTTATCTAATAAATATCAAGATGTTCTTTTATACGGCTGTATAGTAAATGCATATGGGTACTTGAAAGGTCCTCAGGATATGATACAATATTATAATCAAGCTTATGAAAAAGCATTGATGTCGTATGCGATTGAACAACAAGGTCGTAGACGCAGAGATGAATATGGTGATGGAGTTATTAGAACTGTATTACAATCTAAAAACCCATCAAGTAACAAATAAGGAGAAAAAAATATGGCAAATATAATACCGTTCGCATTTAGAGGAGAACTCTTTTCGGGAACACATAATTTTGCAAATGGAGGAAACTCATTTAAAATAGCTTTGTACACATCTAATCCATATAGTACTTCAAGCACGACTTACTCTACTTCAAATGAAGTAAGTGCTTCAAACACTGGATACACAACAGCAGGAAAAGTTTTAGCTTCACAAGCAGTAGCTAGTGGAACTGCAGTTGCTTCAGTTGACTTTGCTGATTCAGTACTTAGTAATGCTACTTTTACCGCAGCATTTGCAGCTATTTATAATGACACTAACTCAGACAAATTATGTGTTGTGTTAGATTTTGGAGGAAACAAAACTGCTACTAATGGCACGTTTACAATTTCTTTCCCCGATCCAAGTACACCGGCTAATGCTATCATAAGCATGGCGTAAGGAGAAAATTTAAATGGCTTTAGTTTTAAATGACAGAGTAAAAGAAACTAGTACAACTACTGGTACGGGCACTTTTAGTTTAGCAGGTGCAGTAACAGGGTTTGAAGGTTTCGTAGCAGCTATTGGAAATAGTAATACAACTTACTATGCAATATTCAATGGAGGTACTTCTGAATTTGAAGTAGGATTAGGAACTGTAACAGATGCAAGTCCAGATACACTTGCAAGAACTACAATTATTTCTTCTTCTAATTCTGATAGTGCTGTTGATTTTAGTTCAGGAACCAAAGATGTATTTTGTACTTTACCAGCTAGTAAAGCCGTATTTGAAGATGCAAGTAATAATGTAAGTCTACAAGCAGATTTAACTGTAGGTGCATTATTAAAAATGCCTGATGTAACATCAGGAAAAGTTTTAGTTGCAGATGGCACAAGTTATCAAGAAGTAGCGGTATCTGGAGATGCAACAATAGCTTCAGGTGGAGCTATAACTTTAGCAAACTCAGGAGTTACAGCTGCAACATACACAAATTCAACAGTGGTTGTTGATGCAAAAGGAAGAGTAACGTCAGCTTCAAGTGGAACTGCAGGTGCAACTGCTGGTTTTGCTGTTGCAATGGCGATTGCTTTATAATATAAGGATTAAATATGGCACAAGATTTTACACGACACGCAGTACAAGCAACTACAAGTAATGTAACTGTATTTACATCAAATTCTAATGATGCAGTAATAGGAATTAGAGTTGCTAATATTACAACAGCAGCAATTACAGTATCTGTTATTGTTTCCGTTGGCGGTTCAACTACAAGATATATAGTTAAAGATTTAAGCATCCCACCAGCAAGTTCAGCAGAATTAATTCAAGGTGGTGCAAAATTTGTAATGCAAAGTTCTGACGTATTAAAAGTAATAGCTAGTGCTTCTAACTGTGCTGATGTATACGTTAGTGTTGTAGATGCAATTAGTGCTTAATAACAAAGGAATTAATTATGAGTGATGCGTACCCAAGTGCAATATATATAGGAAACAATCCTGGTTCTCAGGAGATATATACTCACGCTGAAACTATTGACAATATTTTAACAATTGAATCTGCAGTTCTTGCAGGTCCAGTAACTTTTGAAGCAACTGTAACCGTAACAGGAACTTTGGTAATAGTATAATGAGTAAATTAGAAGTCGATAAAGTAACCCCTCAATCTGGAACTACACTTACAATAGGCGATAGTGGCGATACTACAAATATAGTAGGGACATTACAGAACAATGGTTCAGAATTAACTGGAGATATTTCTTCAGTTGTAGCAGGTACAGGTTTATCAGGTGGTGGTACATCAGGCGATGTAACTTTAAACGTAGATTTAATAAGTAAACAAGCAGGAACAAATTTTACAAACAGTTTATTAGTAGGTACTTCTTCAACAGGAACTTTATCTTCTGCTGATGGAAATACTGGGGTTGGTACAGGAGTATTTGGAGCACTTACCTCTGGAGATAATAACGTAGCAGTAGGATTAAATGCTTTAAATGCTAACACAACAGCTTCAAATAATACAGCAGTTGGTTGTGGTGCTGGAGCAGCTAACACAACAGGTGTTTCAAATACTGCAGTTGGTCATGCTGCTTTAAACGATAACACAACAGCATCTAACAATACTGCAATAGGAATGAACTCTTTAGCAGTAACCACAACAGGTTGTCAAAATACAGCAGTTGGAGCTGGTGCTATGGATACTAATAGCACAGGAGATAACAACGTAGCAGTAGGTTTTTCTGCATTAGATGCTAACACTACAGCAGATAACAACACAGCAGTTGGTTATGATTCTTTACAAGCAAATACTACAGGTGCTACAAATGTAGCAATAGGTAAAGATGCTTTATTTTCTAACACAACAGCTGGTTCAAATGTTGCCGTAGGTACTGGAGCTATGTGTACTACAACAACAGGTGGTGGTAATACAGCAATTGGTGAATGTGCTATGAAAGCAAACACAGAAGGTACATTGAATGTAGTTGTTGGTCATAGAGCAATGTGTACTAATACTACTGGTAATAGAAATGTAGCAATTGGTCAATGTACAATGAAATTAAATACTACAGGTAATTGTAATAATGCTATTGGTCAATTTGCTTTATGTGCAAATACTTCAGGTTGTAATAATCAAGCTATGGGTCATTCAGCTATGGGTAGTAATACTACAGGATGCGATAATGTAGGAATTGGTCAAAGTGCTTTGAGTTCTAATACTACAGCTAATTACAATACAGCAGTGGGTAAAAGTTCTTTAACTGCTAACACAACAGGTGTTAATAACACAGCAGTTGGTCAATGTGCTGGTTTTGCTTTAACAACAGGAAGTTACAATGTAGCAATAGGAAACTGTGCTTTAAAAACAGCAACTACAGCTCAAGTTAATATAGGAATAGGTACAAATGCTATTAGTGGAGTAACTGATAGTGAAGATAATATAGGTATTGGAGGAGAATCTGTTCAAAGTGTAACAACAGGGGATGGAAATATTGGAATCGGTAGAACTTCTCTTGGTGATTTAACCACAGGAAGTTGTAATATTGCTATAGGTTATAGAGGATATAGTTCAGGTGGTGCTGTTACTTATGAATATATTATTGGTAGTGGAGATGGTGGAAATGCCATACCAGGTCCGGGTTCTAATAATATAAAAATAGGTAAAAGGACTGCTTACGTTATAAATAATTTTGGCTCTAACGCTACTTGGTCTCATGGATCAGATCAAAGATATAAAAAAGAAGTTAATAATAATACAATTGGTTTAGATTTTATTAATGATTTAAGAACTGTTACTTATAAATGGAAAGCACAATCTGAATTAGATTCAAATTTAAATGAGTATGATGCTAATATAACAAAAGCAGATAATGAAGATTTACAACATGGTTTACTTGCACAAGAAGTTAAAGCTTCTATGGATAAATTAGGTATATCAACTGATTTTGCTGGATGGACTGAAGATAAAAAACATCCAAATAAAAAACAAATGGTATCTGAAAGTATGTTTATTTATCCATTAATCAAAGCAGTACAAGAATTAAACGCTAAAATAGCAGAGCTGGAGGCTAAAATAAATGAGTGAAGTTAAAGTAAATAAAGTAAGCCCTAGATCTGGCACTACACTTACAATAGGTGATAGTGGAGATAC